TCTTGGAGATTTTTTTTCAGCGACATCTCTGGAGAATTCCTCTAATCGTTGGCATATATCTTTGTGTACCCAACCAGCTTCATAGTCATGGTTGAACCGTTCTACAAAAGGTAGAAGGCGCTTGCGGGTTAAGAACCGGAGTGCAAGCTCCGCGCGCGCCTTGTCTTCTAATGTCTGTTCAGCAGTCTGTTCTTTCTCAGTGACTGCGGCCTGTGGTTCTTGCTCCGCGATGTCCGCTTTACAATATATACAGAGTCGATCGCTCCCCGAGTACAGGGTCTCAGGGTGCGAGTTCTTGCACCGAATGCATTCGACCTTGGTGACTTCAGTCATAACTCTCCAAGGCTTTTCTTTCGCGAAAAGTCATAACCAATAGCTTCTGGGGGGGCTCCGACGCTCTTGTGGTTTTCTCTCGCGTAGACATTTGCGAGGTGTTTAGCGCCACGCATGTCTTTACCAAGATCAAGCGGGAGTCCAGCGACGCGGCCTGCTTCAATGTCAGGTTTATAACGCTCTAGTGCTTCGGCGTCGGTCATGCGTTGCCCCGTCTCTCGGTCGTATCCAGGCACCGTGTAAATGTTCCCCTTGTATACCACGCCCGTTGCGTTGACAGTCATTACTGAGCCGTCGTCCTGTCTAGCGGCTTTCTTCTGGGCGACCGTGTCTGCATGGTATTTGTTAATAAACGCCATGTAGCTCTCCTGATTAGGGAGCGCTCTTGGTGCAGCTAGGGGCGATTGCTCAGTCATCTAGTAAGTCTTAATAACCATATCCAGGCTTAGGCTTAGCTTTAGGCTTAGCTTTAGGCTTAGGCTTAGGCTTAGGCTTAGGCTTTGCCGCCATAGCCGTTCCAGTTATCCTAGTTGGTCTGCCAACAACGCCAAGCCTATTCCGCGTTCTTGAGGTAAATGCCACCGTTTTGTTTCCTGAAGTATCAGCGTTCATAATTAAGGTCTCTTAGTACGTGGGTTTGGCGATTTTGGCACTCTAGGTTTTTTATTTTTGCTATCCTTCAAGACCTGTCTATTTTTTATCCTGTTGCCTAGACCTGTACCCCTGGCTACTGTTTTACCTGGGTCTTTAGGTGCTTTAGGGGCCGCCGCATTAGCAGCGTTGTACGCTTTTACTTTATCGATAACGGTTTTACCGTGCTTTTTAATAGCGTCTCGTGTGCCTTTTGACGCGAGTAAACGCGCAGCTGCGGCTAGTCCTACGGGTATCGGTATCGGCATAATTAAGTACTCTTTGGTTCTAGGTAGTTAAGGTCTTTACCCGCGATCTTTAACAGGTCTTCGTCGGTCATACGCTCAAGCTGTTTTGTACCGTTGATATTGATATTTACTTGAGGAGCGTTATCGGCTTCAGCCAAACCGTGCAGCTTGACCAGGGAATCGGTGGTGTTTTTCATTTCGGTCGCGTTGGCCGAGGAGTTGTAGGCTTCCATGTACATCATGTGCGCGTTCTGACTGGTGAACTTCACCGTCTCGCGCATCTCTTCACGGTAATAGTCGAGCGCTTTAAGCACATTCGGCGTTTTTGCAGCGGCATAGGCCGTCTGCTGACATGCATAACCCGCACCGCGTCCCGCAGCTGCTGTCGACATACCCGAAGCGATAAGCGTGACCAGCTTTTCTTGCTGCATGGTTAATGATCCACGGCTTATGCCCATGTACGGCATGTGCGATTGGAATTCGGTGTGCTCACTGACTAGCTCAGTGGACTGTGACTCCGATTGTTGGGCTGCTTCCATAGTGCTCTTGGTCATTGTCGAGATACACGAATGCAGGGGCACCATCAAACTCTGTTGATGTCACCTCTGCTAAATATTCTTCTGCATACTGCTCCGTATGCCCTTTTGCCATGATGATGGCGATAGCTTTGTCGTAGTCGTAAGCGAGCACTTCGCGGGCATTTCGGACTGTCGTACCGATAATTGCATCGTCAAGCCCTTCAATTGCAACTACTTCTATATCCAACATATATAATAATACCGTGACTAATAATTAATCACAAGAAAAATCGTGAATAGTCTTGACCCACCAGTAGAACATGTCGACTGGCAGGGTGTGCTTCATGAGATTTATACGGTACGTGACCAGCTGTATGTTATCGGGGGTGTAACCCTTGATACTTGATATACGGTCTATGGACGCGTTGTACTCTTTAACACCGGACCCGTCTCTATGATGCGTGAGGAAGACACCGGACATCGCGCATCGCCCTTCCTGCTTGACCCACAGGTCGTTAAGGTCTTCATGCTCTATGGTGAATGCTAGATTTTGCGTTCGCCTTTTATTAACGACCTTTGACTTGGCCCCAATATACAGACCTTTCAAATACGTCTGGTAAGTAGCGGATGTCGCCTTCTCTTTTGCTTGTTGGCGGCAAGGCGAGCACTCGATCCGCCTGGTTTCAATAGCGGTCTCAGTCTCTAACTTGCCACATGTCCTGCACTGTCTGACATCATTCATACTGCATCTTATATTAGCTTTAGTATTAATAGTAGGTATAAATTTTCAAAAAAATATTTGAAAAGTCCATTTATTTCACGCACGCACTATCTCCCCCCCGAGCAATGTAGACCACCCCAACCCCGATTTCCGAAATTGGAACCTTGATCCCGAATCATGCTCAGGGACCCCCCTACGTTATTGCCTACAGCAATTACGGTCGGATTCTTTTGTGTAAACAAACTAAATCAATCCATTAGGAGATACATCATGAACAAACTAACTTCAGCCACCAAAGCATGCAACAAGTTCAGCAAGCTAATCAACGACCCCCGCGCGAAGAAGATTGCAGCACTAGCCAAGGACCACTGGCGCGAAGTAGCAGCGATAGCAGCGGTCGTTCTGATCATGGAGGACGTTGATACAGCAGCAGACTACGCTCAAGCATCCCTAACACTAGACGTCATGACAGCAATCACCGAAGGAGTTATCTCATGAATAAGAATCATCCCCACCTTCTAGCTTGGTGCATCGGTGCCTTCCTACTTAGCTCTGCAATCCCGTTCGCGGGACTCGCACTCATCCCACTCTACATGATCATCGAACGCCGCAGGAGAGCCGAGGCAAACCGTATCGCCGCTCTGACATACAAGTACGCATTCCAAGCGCGCGCCAACATGGACCTACAAAACGACCCCGCAGAATGGGAATTCTTCCAAGCCTGCGACAACGAACGTACGGAGAAACAATCATGAAGACGACCACCTTTAAGAACATCTGCTCACCCTCACGAGACAAGACCATCCTCATTGGCACGAACAAGAAGAACCAACGCTGGTTCATCGACGTCGAGTCACGCTCAAACGCCTTTGAGATATCCAGGCTCATCATGCGCAAGAACGGCAAGGTCAGTCTTAACGGATGGACACGCATTGAAGCGTAGACCGCGGCCTCCGGCTCACGGCCCACGGATCGGGCCTCACGATTCACGCTTAACGAACTACGAATGGAGAAAACCCATGAAAAAGTTTCTATACAACACCAAAGAACACGCGTTAGACATCTACGAAGTTGTATCACACGAAGTCAGCATGGCCTACATGGAATGCAAGGTCGAATGCCTTGCCGTGTGGTATGTACTTAACCACACAAAGGACGTATCTGATGAAACGCATCACGATTCCTGAGCTTACAGCGCGTTACATACGCCTTGGATACCCTAAACATGAGGCAAAAGCCAAAGCCATCAGGGAAATCACCTATGGTTTATGATCCACGGCCCACGCTCTCCGGCTCGCGGCCCCTAAACACATGTGTACGCACTTCAAAAATGTGTACGCGTTTCAAAACCCCTTTCGTGTACACACAATTACTAATGATTTCAAGCACTTAACTCATTGTGTACAGTGTGTACGCTGTGTACGCGCTTTTTTAGGTTGGTTCAGGCGTTTCTCAAAAACACGTTTTTATTTTATAAATCGTACTTCAACTTGAAAACACCCTGTACACACTGTACACAGTCTACAACCCCCATGTTTCCTCACTTTTACTCTTTTAAAGCGCGTACACATGTGCGTACACAGTGCGTACACAAGGGGGTCTAACGCGTACACATTTGTCAAAGCTGTATGTAAACCCAGTACTTTAACCGTGAATCACGGACCATGCCTATCGATTCTCGCTACGCGATCATCGGTCGGTTTTTTTGGTGTATTAGTCAATAAAGACTGATTC